GTCGCGAATAACCCACGCACAACGTTTTAGAAGAACCTATCATTTGGCACTCCTCAGTGCTTTAGTAAATGCTTCAGCAAAATTTTTATCAAACTTAGCTTTACTATATTTCTCAGCTATCTTATAGAAGGGAAACATAGCGTTATAAGTTACACTGTTTTTAAATGCTACCATTAGTTTTACTGACCTATTCTTTTGCCTTTCCCAAACACCATCAATATCTTTAATGTTTCCAATAAATTGTGTTTTCTTTTTAACAAGACCACTCTTTCTACCAGCAATATTACCAAACTTATTTAGTCTTGCATTAGGAATATATGGCACACCAACCTTAGACTGTTCAGGTGACCTAACACCACCATGAACAAGATATTGCATAAACTTATTTGCCCAATCAGTAAAACCTAATGTACCAGTAAGACTTGTCTTTCTTGCAGCAATTCTATAGAAAGCCTTAGTGGTTCTAGCCATTGGTCTATCTAACTTCTTAACCATTTGTTTCTGCATCTCTCTATCTAACCCTCTCATGCGATTACTCTTACCAATACCCAAAGTCTTATTAATAGCCATAGCGGTTGCAAATGGCACTTGTTTCTTTTGTACGTTAGTCGTCCACTTGGTTACTTCTTTAATATTATCTTTTATAAATACCTTCATCCCTTTCTCCAATGCGATTGTGTCTGAAACTTAAGTCCTAACTCTTTTGCTTTCCTTCTGATAGTAGATGGATGCACATCATAAGTCATAGCAATATCATGTGATGATTTGCCTTCCTTAATCTTTTGTTCTAATTTTTGTTTATCTATCTTCATAAGTTCTCGTAGTGTTCTATTAACTTATTAATATACCAAACAGACTTCTGTAAGTCTTGTATATTGGCATCTTTGTATTTATGGCGATGCAAGTATTTAATTGCATTACCTTCAAGATAAGCAGGAAATTCTCTGCCTAATTGTTGTTTGATGTAGTCAATACATTCTAGTCCACCTTTAGCATTGTTGTAATGAGCTGGGTGATTTACTGGGTCATTCATTTCTCTCTCCTTATTATTTCATTTTTACATTTTTGTATAACCTTTTTCTTAGAACTAGGTGATTCAATGTAATCATTCAGTTCTTTTAGTGTCATACACTTTAGATAGTAATGCTCAGTAGTTATCTTTCCTGTAGCTCTATCTCTAATCTTTGCACTTGGTTTTAGTTTAATTGGCATAGTTGTTCCTCTGTTAGTGTATCTATTCGCATACAATAATTTTTAAATGTATCTACTGGTATCAAGTAAGCATCGATTATCTTGCCATCAATCATGTAGTTCTTACCTTCAGGTATTTCATTTTCTAAAATACATAGCTTTAAATCAAATGATTTTATCCAATACAACATAGACTTAGTAAGATATGCCCAATAGTCTGCTGTGCTTGCATTGATGCCTGATTCAATCTTATTGCAATAAGTTTCTATAAAAATATTACCTGTTTTATCTGAATGTTTATCTCTTTTAACTTCTACAGTCTTATCAATCTCAGGAATCATAATGTCATATTCTATAAAGTAACCTTCCATCTTATATGCCATTGGATGTTTCCTGTTAATAATATCTAGCACAAACATTTCTCCAGCTTCTCCATAAGGTAAATCTTCTTCATAAAACTTACTCATTTACTTTTCTTTTCCTTTTTCTTTTTGCCAAATATCTTTTCCCAATTAGCATCTATCTTCTTCTTATCTTCAGGTCTACGTTTACTACCTTTACCACCATGCCACTTAGACATAATCAACCTTCTGAAAATTAACTGACTTATCTAATTTAGATAGCAATACTTTTGCTTGCATAAAATCTTTAGGAATACATCTTAATAATTCTTCTACGCTAAATATGACCATATCTTTTTCATCTTTATATATTTTTTCTAATACTGGTTTATCAGCATCAGTATCACAAATCAAAGCTGTCTTGTTATCAAAGTTAAAACATCTAGCATTTGGTTGTATTTGTATGTATCCACTTTCTTCACATTTAATATTTAATTGCTCAAAAGCTCTTATCATCATTTCAACCATTTTAAGTTTCTTTTGAGCAGAATCGTTTTGTAAAGATTCTTTTAGTAATTGCTCTGCTCTACAAAACTTAATCTCAAAATTAACACCTACCATTTTAAAGATACGTTTCCGATTACCCCACTTAACATAAGTATCAAGTTCATAAGTTCTTAATTCTTTCAATTTGCTTTCTAAAGTTTCATCTATATATGTTTTCATAATAATACCTATATTAGAGGGAACATTTACAGGGAGGAGGGATATACCATAGGTATATATCCCTTCCCTCCCTGATAATTCTTGTTTTTCATGTAAAAACTCCCTGTAATTCCCTGAAAATTCCCTGAGTTCCCTGTTTTTGCTCCCTGTTAATCATCAAACTTTGGTGCTAATTTAGAAAATTCTTTAGATTGATAGCCTGCTTTTTCGTCATAAATTACCTCTCCTAAGTCTTTTAACTTGCCTAACATCTTCTTAATTGCTTCAGGAGTTTTGATATTTCCATCAGAATCTATTACTTTTCCAGTTAAATCAGCAGGCATTAAATACACATCTTGAGGATGTTCTTTATTCTTAAATATAGCTTCTCTTTCCAGTGCATCTAATACTAATTGTTGTGCATAACTAAGACCTTTTTTATCTTGTATCTGCACATCAGTCTCTTCTAAGAATCCTGATGTAAGATTCAATCCTTCACCAATAATATCTACTTCTTTAAATATAAAGTTTTTAAGAGCCATACCTTGACCATCTTTATTTAATGTTTGCTCAAAAGATACAAGCATTTGTTCATCAACAAAACCAACAATATGTTCATCTTTTCTATTGACCTTAAACTCATAATCTAAAGATGCACCCATTACACTTGAACCTCTACCTCTATTAGAATTGCCATGACCAGTATGATGCACTAAACATATACAGCACTTATAATGTGATATAAGTCCATCTAATTTATTAATAAAGTTACCTACATCTTCTGCACTATTCTCATTACCAATAAAGTTTCTTTGAAATGTATCAATAACAATCATGCCAATATCACCTACTTGCTTTGTAAGTTCTTCTATCTCTTCTTCTAACATCTTAAAATCATCAGGGTCGTTTACCCTAACTGCTCTATCTGATAGATATAAAGGCACGTTATTTAAATCAAACATACCTTGTTGCCATGCTGCTAATCTTCTTTTAACACCTCTTTGACCTTCACCGCAAACGTACATTACTGGTTTAGCGTATGCTTTATTGCCATAGAATCTTTCTCCTTTAGCAATACAAGCTGCCATAGCTATAGCAATAAAGGACTTACCGCTTTTAGGAGCTCCAAAGATACACATTAATGATTCTTTTTCTACTACATCTTCTATGAGCCAATCAGGATTATCTACCTGTCTTAATACCTCATCTGCTCTTGTAAAGGTAACAGCACCTTTAGGTTTCTTCTCAGTGCAATTAATTATGTATTCTTCTAAATCTTTTGACTCTTTAAAATCACCTCTTATATATGCATCATATAAATCATCTTTTTCATTAAATGATTCAGGTGGTTGTGCTACTTTTACTTTGCAACCATTCTTCTTTAGCATCTTAGCTATATCATTTGCACACTTAATACCAGCTTCATCATTATCAGGAAATATCCAAACATCTCTGCCAAATATAGGACTCCAATCTGCTTTACTCCAAGCATTAACCCCACCATGCCAAGTGCAACTATCACCCTCATAAATCGCTTCACATCCTCTTAGAGCCTTCTCACCTTCATTTATGATAATAGCCTTATCAGGGTACTTATTTGTGTAATAAATAGGTAGTAAGCCTTCAGGTCGCTTCATAGACCAAGTTGCATCCTTGTTGAGGGTAAATGGTGCATATTTTTGCTTTATGAAGTGACCTTCAGGAAATCTCATAACCATAAAGTTATCAGCATACTTGACCTTCACAATAGCTTGTTTGTAAAGGTCAATCATCTGCTGTCTAGAGAATGACTTAGCACTACTTGCGGTCTTTGTTTTTAAGGGGGAAAAACCGCTTAATAAGGAGTCATTAGATTGTAATGCTAAGTCATAACCAAACTGTTTTAAAACTGTATTGACATCTTGATTCATATGTTTGATTAAATCTATTAATCCACCACCTGTATCATTTTCAAAATCAAACCAAGTGCCTGCTTCTAAGTTAAGAACAAAAGAACCCTTGCGACCCCATCTCAATTCATTAGATGAGGTGCTAGTAGGTTCACCTAGTAATTGCTTTGCAACTTCAGGTGCTATTCTTTGCCAATCTACTGATTGCATCAGAAGGGTATATCATCATCTGTTAATTCATTCTGACTAACCATCTCAGCTACTTTATCGCTAAGACCATCATTAGGACTCTTAAATGTGTCCTCTACTGGTGCTTCTTGGTCTAAATACCATTGAGGTATAACAAAACCATCGCTTCTTGGTGCAAATTTAGCAAAGCTAAATTGTATATCTGATGAATTACCTGCACCAACTTGAATAGGTTTAGAACCTTCAAACTTGACTACAGGCAAGCTATCTGAATTAGCATCCATCTGATTCCAAAATCCATTTAAAATGTTATTAAATGCAGTTGATTCAGCCCAACTAAATCTTTGCCATAAATAAGCATGTTGTGCTCCTTGAGGAAAGACCCAAGCACTAAATGCTCTTTTATAGTCATTAGCAGGCTGTGGACTAATTACAGTAAATTTATCATCCCACACATATTCAAAACCGCTAACTTTTGTATATCTACCCCATCCTGATTTGAATGTTGCAGGGTCAAGTTGCATGTATTGAAAATCTACAGGCGTTTCACCATTAGCAAAAAATTGCTGATGTGATGTTTTAAAAGCAAGATAAACTTGCTGACTCTCATTGTTGGAATTACTCATTCCACCTAGTATATCCATATACTCTCCTAGTTAATGTATTGTTTTCTCAATACTGTTTAAATAATCAGCTTCAAGTTGGGTGTAACACCTTTCCTTAAAACTCTCATAATCCTCGTCATTTATAATTCCGAGAAATTCACAAGCACTTTGTATCTTTTGATAGGCGAACCTACAATATTCTTCAAAGTCCTGCTCAAGCAGGTAGCTGTTTAAATCCATCTGCTCTTTGTATGATTTCATCTAACCTTTCACATATATCTGATAGAGGACACATATATGCACACTGCCAGTTTGGTTTATCAAATTTATTAAATAACCATAATGGAACAACCGCCATGATACTTCTCCTGTCGAATTTATATATCAATATAGGTATCAAGTCATTACCAGCACTATCTATTGCTTGTTGCCACCATTCATTCTTGTAAATGTTTTGCTTGCCATTGTTCTTATATCTCTTACATTCAATTGCAAAGTTTCTAAAATAAATGTCAGCCATACCTTTAGTTTGATACTGGTCTAAATTTCTTTTAACTCTAT